CTGTAAATAGAGTGCTATTATAGCATAGTGTATTATCTTTAGCAAGTCTTCTGAGTTTTTACCTTGTTTTTTTCCATACCTCATGGCGTACTTCATGATGTTACCTAAACAAAAACCTTCTCCATGTCCGGCATCTAGTATCATATCGGTTGCTTGGTACTTACCATTAGCATAGTGTTGGTTGTAGGTAGTATCAATGTGTTGTTTAATTGTTTCTAATACTCTGTCTTCATTAAATTTATAGCTCATAGTTGCCCCAGTCTAAAGGTAAAGTATTCTCACTGTACCATGTAAAATTATTTGTCTCAGCCCATTCAGCATGAGTTCTTTTTGTTCTATCCTTTCTCATCTTAGCTCCGGGCATAGGTGCGAAAGGTTTCTGAAATAAAAACACTAACTCAGTATTCTCAGGTAGTGCTGTTCGTATATGTATGTACTTACTATACTCAGGGTAATCCCAAAACCTACCCTTGGCTTCAATTAAGATGGTGATACCATCAATTTCTTTTACAAAGTCAGGCTCATATTTATGCTTGACTATGTAAGGAATCAATTCCCAATGGTGTTCCCAGTCTTGTAGGACTGTCTCATGTAAAGTATGCTCCCACTTAGAGTCATACCCTTTAGGTAAATCTTTTTCTTTAGGTCTTATCTTCCTAGGTTTTCTAAAGCCTACCATTATACTACAGCCGAGTCATAGTTCTTGACAAGCTTCCAATAAGTTAAGATAGCATTAAACATTTCTGTGTGCTTCTGTTGTGATTCTCTATCCCAAACATGGGTAAGAATTAGACCAGTATCTTTTCTGTCTACAAATATAGATACTCTTTCTACATCCGTAAACCCACAACCCTGTGCATAAGCAGACAACTGCATACCATGTTCATCGTATACTAATTTAGCAGGGTCTTTACCTTCTAAGTTATCTTTAGTTTTAAAGTCTATAAAGATACCAGACTTAGAATACAAATCAATCTTCCCACCATACCCTGAGTCAGCACAAAAAGATTCTTCTGCCAACCATTCTTCATTAGGGAAAACCTCATCCAAGTATTGTTTGATTGCTTTGTATGGTTTTGTTTTAGTCTTACCTACAAAACCTTTTTCAATCATGCCATGTATCTTAGTGCCTTGTTCAGCAGCTTTAATACCTATTTGTTGTGAGTCTTTCTGACATCGGTAATAAAACGAATCAACTGCTTCATCCTCTCCTTGTTCTAAGGTTAAGATAGAGTTTAATAATTGTTTTTGTTTCCAAGTTTCTAATGCTGGTTTAGCCATCATCCCCATGATAGTAGTAACAGAAGGGACTAGCCCTTCCTTCTTAGCATCACGAAGTGTGGTGTTTCTTTCCTTACCATTAGCTCCAATGATCGTATACATTGGCTCACCCTCTTGGGTATACCAGTGTCCCGACTCGGACTTAAACTTATTATAGTTATCTTCTACGAGGTTGTCAAGCTCTTTATTTTTCTTCATGATTTACCCACCTTAGTTTTCTTGTATCAGGCATAAATAATAAATATTGTACATCTGCTTTGATTTGTTTTTTAGTTCGTGTTGTTCTAGAAGTATAAGTGTCTTCTGTTCTATAGTCTCTACGGGCAGACTTAACATCAATTAACTTTATATTTCCTTTAGGGTCTCTGACAACTAAGTCAATGAACCCATCACACCCACAGTTTTTAAATACTTCATACCCATTATCCCATAGCCAAGTCACAGCATAGTATTCTGCCATGTCTCCTTTTCTACTTGGGGACTTTTCATTAATGCGTTTCACTCCAGTTCCTCCCTATTTTAAACTCACCATCTAAAGGACATCTCATTTCAAAGTGATCTCCTGCTTCACGCAGACTATCAACAGCAAGTTGTCCGGCTTTACTAGCCACATCTGTAGCTACTTCTATCTGCCACTCATCGTGGATGTTAGCTACAAACTTAAATGGTATGCCTGTTAGTTTTAATTTACCTTCTAAAATCTCTAATCCTTTCTTCATTACAATAGCACCACCACCCTGTAGTAAACTATTTAATGCAGCATGTTCATGTCGTATGTAAATCTTACGACCATCTATTCCTTTGAGGAATCCTCGTTTAGCTGCTCGTTGTACTTTTTCTTTAAGAGTTTTAAATGTGGGAAGATTATCGAGAAAGCGTTCTTTAAGTTCTTTACCTTGCTTTCTTGTACCTCCAACCACACTCCCAATCTTTTCATCTCCTGCTCCGTATACAAGGGCATAGATGAAAGTCTTTGCTGTATCTCTTGATTCAAGTCCTGCAAGTTTTTGGTTAGTTGTGTGTATATCTCCGTTGACCACTTCATTTATGTACTCCTTATCATTCATATAGTGTGCTAACATTCTAAGTTCTAACCCTGAAGCATCAACTCCAAGTAGAACATTACCTTCGTCTACAATCCAACAAGCTCTGCATTCCATACCAAAGGGACTGTATACTGCCGGTACTTGAGCTAAGTTAGGATGGTTGTGAGACATACGACCAGTGATAGTTCCGTTAGGAATCACTGAGCCATGTACCCTACCATCTTCTTCCAATGCATTCAACCATGATTGTACTTGAGCTATACGCTTCTGATACAACAGGAAGTCTGCAATAAGTTTAGCTTCATGAATGTGAGTAATCTTTTTGAGAGTACCCTCATCAACAATAGGCTGACCTGTAGGTGTAAATCTTTTAGGTATCCAACCCACCTCAATGAGATGCTCACCTATTTGTTTACGACTACCTAAGTTAAATTCTTTTAACTCTTGTCGCATGAATGGCTTGTAATTCTTTTGTGTCATACAAGTGTCATACTCTTCGGTTGTTAATCCAGACTTAGATAACTCACCATCTTTCTTAAACTTAGGTACAACTAATTTAACATCAACCATTCTAGGTTTAAAGGTACGCTGTACCTCATCAGTTACCTCATACATCTTAGCTTTTAAATCAGCCAGTAATGTAGTAGCCTGTCGTTCATCAAACTTGAACCCGTTGTTTTCTTGATCAGATATAATCCTAGCAACTCTATGTTCAAGAGCAATAGACTCATCACTAAACCCACGCTGCTCTTGTAGTAAAGCATAGTAAACTAATTCATTTAGCTTAACATCATTACCACAGTACTCAAGCATCTGAGGTGTGTACTCGTTAAAGTCTACAGGTTGTTCTTGTTTAGCAAAGCCAACACGATAACCCCACACCTTTAAGCTATGTCCGTTCTCACGGATGGGCTTGAAAAGTCTAGACATCACAAGAGTATCTTCTATATTTTTATTATAGAGATCAACCCCTGTTAGTTTTTTAATAACATCTAAATCAAATCGTAAGATGTTGTGTCCGATTAAGGTATCAGCTTGTTTAAGAAACTCAATACCCTCATCAATTTTGTGAGGTGGGAACTCATGTAAAGCTCCACCTACTTCTTTGGCTACAATACAATGTAGCTTGGTTGGTTTAAGACCATCACATTCTATGTCAAATATTATCTTAGAATTCTGTACTGTCAAAAGTTTCCTCCTCTGATAACTCAAAGAGTCTACCAGTTTCATTGTTGTATCTTAGACTACATGCTAATCCTGTATCACCAGTGTACCTTGATTTAAGGACACGGACTTTCGTAGTGTTAGCTTCGTCTTCATTCTCTGCTTGTTGGTTTCGTTCTAAAGCAATCACACAATCAGATAACTGTGCTATACCTGCCGAACCTTTAAGGTGTGATAGAGATACTTCGATCCCCTGCTCATGTCCTTTATCACCGGATGCTCTACGCAAATGGGATACTAAGATCATACCAACGCCTGTCTCTTCAACAAGACTACGCAATCTATTCATGAGTGAATCAATACCTCGTCTCTCATCACCTTCACCCATTACATTTACTAGCATATGGAGATGGTCTACTACAACCCACTTACATTCACAGCCTACGATTATATATCTTAGCTTAGAAAATATCTCATCAATGTCTGTTGCACCTAAGTGAGCATGTATAAACACTCGACCTTTAGGTATGACTCTATCAAAGAGAGTAGTTAGTTGTTCTTCAGTGTATTGATCTCGTCTCTCGTTAAGATACACTCGGTCATTCGCTTCAATGGATATGATACCATCAGCAGTTCGTAACCAATTCTCTTCAAGAGCAACAATACCTACATTGTCTTCGGTATTTTTAATGAGCCAATGTTCTAACTCACGAGTCACACTAGACTTACCTAGTCCTGTGCCACCTGTTAGAGTTACCAGTTCACCTTGTCGCATACCATATAGTTTTTTATTAAGACCTTCCCAAGGGTAGGCAATACTTTCTTTAGTCTCTCGGTGTAACCACTCAGATTTCTGAGCTGATAAGTCCATGATACCTGAAGGTGTGTATGTTCTAGCTTCCCACCATGATGACATAAAAGCTTGAAACTTCTTTTGTCTGAGCATGTCGTTAGCATCTTTACAACCTGTAGGTAGTGAGACTATCTTAGCTTTTCCGGGCTTTAGTATACGGGCAACCTTCTGAGCTGCTTCTATACCTGCCTTGTCATTGTCAAAACATATTACTATATTCTCAAATGATTCAATGAACTCAATGCTCTCTCGGATATCTTTAACAGCACCGGATGCACCACGCTTTAACGAGACACATGCCCACTTAGACTGCATCAATTCATAAGCAGCCATAGCATCACACTCACCTTCTACAATCGTAAGGTACTTGCCACCAGTATTACGGAACAACTGTTCCCCAAATAAACCAGTGCCTTCATATGTACCTGCAAATGAAAAGTTCTTGTTGTCTACATACCTTGTCTTTGTACCAACAACTTCGTTGCCGTTAAAGAAAGGGTAGATATGTTGTGTTACTTTATTGTCTGCACTTACAACTCTTCGTACACCAAACTTCTTAGCTGTCTCTTCAGAAATACATCTGTCTGTAAGAGCACCATAGCTACCGTTGTATGTGTTAAGAAAAGTGTTGCTGACTTTAGGTGTTGCTTGTGTATCCACAACCCCACCTTCAGAAGCATTTAGATAATTAGGGAAGTGTGCTTCACAGCTAAAGCAATGAGCAGACTTGTCCTCGTTCATTGACACAGGGTCAGAGCCACCACATGAAGGGCAGGGTAACTTGTGTTTTATAAATTTACTTTGTTCTTGCATTCTATCTCCTTTAAAAAAGTGGCTAGGCTTTTACACCTAGCCGGTTTGTTAGTCAGAAGTTTCTTCAGAAGATTCCTCCTCTGTTTCTACTTCTTCTGCTTCTACTATAGCTTCATCGCATCCTTTCAATAGTTCTTCCAAACCAGTTCTATGGGTACGACTTGCAAAGTCTAAGGCTTCAATGATAACTTGTAGGTTACCAACTTTTTGCACAATCACAGTAGCTTCTTGCTTAACCTGTTCATCTGCTATATTGTTGATGTCAAACGCTGTTGTTTGATCATCATTAGTAATGCTAACTATCATTAGAATTCCTCTCCATCGGATAAGAATTCTTCACCATCAGCACCTTTGTAAGGCACAAGATCGGTGATCATTACTGCTTGTAGGTCAAGCCCTGTATAAGGACCGAACTTACCTTCACCACTGTACTCATTGAACTGGACTTTAATCTTCGATCCATTTCCTACAGCAGTTGTTACATCTTGCTTCGATGCATCCATCAAACGAGGTGCAGGTCTAACCATTCCGTTAGGACCATTTACTTTTCGTTTAAGTATAACAGCAGGACCTTCATCCATCTGTTTAATTTTGTGTCCACGAGATGCAAAATCGTTTGCTGTCTCATCATCAACCACTAGGTTGACTGTGTACACTGGTTCAAATGTCGTATTGGGTGTAGTAATACTAGCCCAGTACGCTGTTCCTTCTAATATAGCCATATAAATTCCTCCTTTATAGCTTTGTTATCAATTCAAAAGAGTTTTGAGTAACTACTCTCGGAGTTATAATCTTAATTACATCACACCATTCTCTGTATTGAAGATAGAGGGTTGAATGATAATGATTACTCATAAAGATATAGATTGTATCAGAGTTATCCTCTAATGTCAAGCAGTATTTCTTCCATTGTTATTACAGGGTTATTAAATAAAGTTATAATAAATTTATTTCCTTCTTTCTTACTCTCATAAGAAACATTGTTCTTATAGAACTCATTGTAGTTGTCAGCTACATACTGTTCAAATTGTTTAAGCTCTGCTCTGTCAAAGATAGCTGTCTCTCCGGCAGCTTCCATTCGTTCGTACATGTAATTCATTTTACTTTCCTGTAATAATTGTTAGGGTATACACCATCATCTTCAATGTTTAACAAACTTTTAATGTTCCTAAACATATCATCTATCCTATGAAGTTCTGCGACTGACATACTACCATACTCAAACATACTACTTATGCCCCATTTCATATCGTTACAACAACTGAGAATTAAATCAACATCTCTTTGTTCAACTTTAATTGTTACTATTTTATTTTTCATTTATAATCCTTCCTTGTATTGTTTGTAAAACCCATCGCACCAATCTGACTTGTGTTTTGTATAGCCAACAGCGTTAAAGTTTATTAATTGTAATACAATTATTATTAATATG